TCAGGGTTAGAAGCAACTACAGCCGCCGCACCAACTATTGCAAGTGCTACCACTATTGCACCAACTAAGCCAATTACATTTATTTGTGGTACTACCGCAATAGTGAATATAACTGCACCAGCCCCAATCTCTACTGGCGGCGGTACAATTGTTTTTATTCCCACAGGCGCATTTACATGGACCGCAGCAGGTAACATTGCGGTATTAGGCACGGCAGTTGTTAACAGAGCGTTAAGTTTAACGTATGATGTGACAACGGCTAAATGGTACCCATCTTACGTTTAAAATATGAAATCACCTATACTCGGACAATCTTATGTAGCACGAAGCATTAATGCTGCGGATAACCGCATGATTAATCTATTTCCTGAAGCTACGCCTGAAAACGGCTTAGAGATAGGCTATCTTAACCGTGCGCCTGGACTAACAACATTATGCACCGTAGGTACAGGCCCTATTAGAGGTCTGTGGGCGCATCAAACAAACGGTACAGATGCGTACTGCGTATCAGGTACAGGTTTCTATAAAATAAATACAAACTACACGTCAACGTATATCGGTGAAGTGTTAGGTACAGGGCCAGTCATATTTGCTGACAATGGTACACAGATATTTATTGCTGCTAACCCATTAGGTTACATCTACAACGAAGTAACCAACGTGTTTGCGCAGATTACTGATCCCGATTTCACAGGCGCGGGTACAGTATGTTATTTAGATGGGTATTTTGTCTACAACGAGCCTGACAGCCAAAAGATTTGGATTACACAGCTTCTTGATGGCACGTCAGTAGATCCGCTAGACTTTGCTAGTGCTGAAGGTTCACCTGACGGTGTAGTAGCGCTTAACACTATTCATCGTGAACTATGGGTGTTTGGTACAGATACAACTGAAGTGTGGTACGACTCAGGCGCGACAGACTTTCCGCTAATCCCTATTCAAGGTGCGTTTAACGAGACAGGCTGTCTTGCACCGTATTCAGTAGCCAAGCTAGATAACTCTCTCTTTTGGTTGGGTAACGACCCTCGCGGGTTTGGTGTAGTGTTTAGGTCTAACGGCTACGCAGCACAGCGCGTATCAACACATGCAGTAGAGTATGCGATACAAAACTACGGCACTATATCAGACGCTGTAGCGTACTCATACCAACAAGAAGGACATGCCTTCTATGTGATTAGTTTTCCTACCGCAAATGCCACATGGGTGTTTGACGTAGCGACAGGATCATGGCACGAACGTGCTAGTTTGGTTAACGGCGAGTTTGAACGTCATCGTTCAAACTGTCAATGTAACTTTCAATCAACAACCTTAGTTGGCGATTACGTCAACGGTAATATATATAAGTTTGACTTAGATGTGTATGCAGACAACAGCGCACCGCAGAAATGGCTACGATCATGGAGAGCGTTACCTAGCGGTCAAAACAATTTAAAACGTACAGCACAGCATAGCCTACAACTAGAGATTGAGTCAGGCGTAGGGTTAAACTTAGGTCAAGGTGACGACCCACAAGTAATGCTAAGATGGTCCGATGATGGCGGTCATACATGGTCTAACGAACATTGGAAGTCAATGGGTAAGATAGGTGAATATGGCTACCGTAACATTTGGCGTCGTCTAGGGATGACACAAAAGCTACGTGATCGTGTGTATGAAATTTCAGGAACTGATCCTGTTAAAGTAGCTATTATGGGCGCGGAGTTAATCCTAAATGGCACTAACGCCTAACTACACCCGCATACCTGCGCCTAGAGTCTCGCTTGTCGATCCTCAGACAGGCGTTGTTGCAAACGAATGGTTTAGGTTTTTTAATAACCTATACACGATTGCATACGCTGGAGCTAACACGACTACGCCAGGCACTTATGGCACCGTAGCTAGAATCCCTCAAATAACAATTGATGAGTTTGGGAATATAGTCGCTATTACAGATTTATTAGCGCAAATTGATGCAGCTCAGATTGTTAGCGGTATCATTAATACCGCCCGTATTCAAGGTGCGTACACAGGCATTACAGGCGTAGGTACACTAACGTTAGGTACATGGAACGCAACGCCAATTATAACAACTTATGGCGGTACAGGGCTAACAAGTTATGCAGTAGGTGATTTAAGCTATTACGCGTCAGGTACAGCGTTAAGTAAACTAGCCATAGGCACAAGTACCCATATACTTACTTCTAGCGGTACAGCCCCACAATGGACTGATCCAGCCACAATAACAGTAGGTAAAGCAACTAACCTTGTTGGCGGTGCGGCTAATCGTATTGCGTATCAGACTGCTGTAGATACCACTAGTTTTATTGTAGCGCCTACAGTTTCAAGCACATATTTAACTTGGGATGGCACCGCAATACAATGGGCCGCTGTCCCTTCTAGTATGGTCTACCCTGGTGCTGGCATCCCTAACTCTACTGGAACTGCTTGGGGTACATCTTATGGTGTATCAGGTACAGGTAGTGTTGCATTAACTTCAAGCCCAACATTTACAGGCACATTAAACGCTGCTGCAATTTCAGCTACAGGTACAGGTACTTTTGGTGGAAATATAAGTGCTACTGCTTCTGGGGCAACAGCCGTTGAGGGTGTATTTACTAATACAAATACAGGCACTACTGCAAGCGCTGGAGTTAGAGGTATAGCCAATAGTACGGGGTTTTGGCTACTTAGACAATATGGTACAGGCGTAACTGCGACTGTTTTTGGGCAAACACTTGCTAACTATGCTCTTTTAGCTTCAAGTGGGGCTTCAAGTAATGGCCTTATGCTTGGTTCTTTAACAGCAGACCCAGTTATTTTTGGTACAAATGACGTAGAACGTATGCGTATCCATGCTTCAGGTGGCGTATCAATAGGTAATACGACAGATTCAGGCGCAGCTAGTTTAAATATGAGCGGGTTAATATACCCTCAACAAGCTACTACAGCAGGTGCGCCAGCTTATGTTAAAGGCGCAATATACTTTGATACAACACTAAACAAACTTCGTGTTGGCGGAGCTACGGCTTGGGAAACAATAACTTCAATTTAAGGAAAGCATAATGGCAACTTTAATACCAAAATACACGCAGGTAACGACATCTAATCGGACAATCGCACAGAAGTTTGCTGAGACTGTTTCAGTTAAAGACTACGGTGCAACAGGTGATGGTACAACAGATGACACGGCAGCAATTCAAGCGGCAGTAACGGCTACGTCTATTGGTGGCAACATATACTTTCCACCAGGCACTTACAAGCTAACTTCAGCAGTTACAATTAATAAACCTATTACGGTATTAGGTAATGGCCCAGGTTCTGCATTTAATTCTTTAGGTTCATACGTTATTCAAACTAATACTGCCGCTAACGCGTTTACATTAGTAGCTACATTAGCTAACTATGCGTTTAGTCAGTACGGTATTGTTGGCGTGAACTTTCAAAATATCTGTATTCAAGGCCCTTCAACATCATCTTATGCGGCTAAAGGTGTTGGTGTAGATACTACAGTTAATGGTGGTGAATTTCATATCCGTGAAAATTCATTTACTAATGTAATTATTAAGCATTTTACGGCAGGCATTAATTTTACTGGTATTGCATACTTAAATAAATTTATTAATTGTCAGTTTAATTACAACACGACTGGGCTTTTAATTGCTAAAGGTGCTGCAAGCGATGTTGGCGGTCAAACAAGATTGTTTGGTTGTACTTTTGATTTTTGTACTACTGGCATTTCTTGGATAATGGACGGAACTGGCGGTGCTTTAACCGTTATTGGGTGTACCCTTGCTGACGGACAAATAGGCATTTCTTGTAATGATGAAACGCAATTAGTAGTTACTGGGTGTAGTTTTGAGTCTTTGACTAATAGTGGCGCAGGCGCTGGTATTTACGCATTAACTCCATCAACAAAAATCAACCCTGTTAGTGGCGGATGTAAATACATTGTAGGCAATAAATTTTTATTTAACGATGCTAGTATTTGGTTTAGCAATCAAGCAGCACTTGCAGGAACTCAACCCGTATCAACGTACCCTGCTAACATTGATGGTAATTCAAGTATAGACACTACGTTCTTAAAATTGACTACGCCCACAAACAACTTTGCTTTTAACAGTAACCTATTTGTTTTAGGTGCCTCTAACTCAGGAAATAATAACGGTGCAATTGGTTCATCGCAAATTAGCGCATTATTTCAAGGGATTGATTTAAGAAAATACAGGTACACTAGACAGTATGTATTTGATGCAACCTATGCTTCTGGAACTACTACATTAACTTTCCCTATTGGCTTCGTTCCTTTAGCAGTAAGAATGTATTTGACAGCTAATGCTACTGTCTTTACTGGGCTTAAATTAGGTGATTCTGACAACGATGCACGATATATCCCTGTTTTTAACGGGCAAACACAAGCGTTAAATACTTGGATTAATTGGACTCCACCAGTACCTCAGTTTAAAGTTTCAACTAATAACCAAACTCAGTTAAAACTTATTGGCACAACAGGTATGCAAGGCGCTACGGGCGTAATTGAAGTTGACGGATACACTACCATTTAGGACTTAACATGGAAAAATTAATAGCATTATTATCAAGCCCACGTATTCCTGTGCCGTTGGATAAGCAAGTACACTTTAATGTTGGGTCAATCATTGCGCTTATAGCATACTTTTTTATCGGATACTACGCTTTATTGCTAGTAATGGTAGTAGCTTTTGCAAAAGAATGGTATGATTATCAGCATCCAACAATCCATACTTGCGATTTTTATGATTGGTTAGCCACGGTACTAGGCGCTGTTGTTACATTAGGAGTGATTTATGTCTGTTAACTTATCCCCGTTAGGCGGTGCTGGCGCACAGTTCTTCAGCAATAATGGCGTACCACTCGCAGGTGGGTTACTGTACACTTATTCAGCAGGGACATCAACCCCTGCTACTTCCTACACATCTAATACTGGATTGACTGCGCTTGCTAACCCTATCGTACTAGACTCAGCAGGCCGAGTGCCTACAGGCGAGATTTGGTTGACTGACGGTATCAGCTACAAGTTTGTACTTAACTCAGCAACAAACGTGTTGATTGCTACATGGGATAACCTTACAGGGATAAACTCTAACTTCGTCCCTTTTGTACAGCAAAAACAAACGTTTACCGCAACTGCAGGACAGACTATATTTACATTGACTACCATGCAATATATTGTAGGTGTTAATAACTTAGCGGTATACGTAAATGGTAGCAAACAAATAGCGGGCGTAAACTATTCCGAAACTTCTGGCACCGTTGTTACTTTTGTAACAGGCTTAAACATTAATGATGTTGTTGAATGTACAACATCGGTATCAACTACAACAAACCCTATTAGTTCAGGAACTACAAGTGCTAGACCTACGGCTAGCGCCACTACAGGTCAGTATTATTTTGATACCACGATAGTTAAACCTATCTGGTGGAACGGTACTATTTGGATATTAGCTACAGGGCTTGCTGCTTAACATGACACAGCAATTAGCTACATCAATGCAGGAAAAAGAATTAGCGTTAGAAGAAGAGAACACCGAGTTAAGTTTAATATTTAAAGATAAAGTAGAAGTTTTGCAGAGTGAGTTATTAAAGATGCCTCAAGCAGACATCAAAACAACGCACAAATTTCTGCCTAACATATACGAACGTACTATAGAAATACCTAAATGGACTGTGCTAACTGGCGCAGAACATAAAACGCCATACAAAGTAAGGCTTGACAAAGGTACAATAGCAGTCAATACAGACGATGGAATTAAAATATTGACCGCACCGTTTGAGTTTGACGCGCCTGCAGGTGTACAACGTGTAGGACGCGTGTTTGAAGATGAAGTTGTTTGGACTGACATTTACGACAACCCAGACAACTGCACCAACATTGCAGAACTAGAAGATAGACTGTATGTCGTACCCAATTGCGGACTAGGCGAGAATAGAGTAGCGTTACAGATACAAGCTGATCGAGATGACTACGCATTATTTATCTCTCAGTTAGGCGTACCGCAAGACGTGATGGATGAAATTGTCACCAACACTACAGATTTAGTTGAGATGCCTAAAGAGTATGCAGTTGAACTGCGAGACTCTAGCATCCACGGCAAAGGTCTATTTGCGCTAAAGTTTTTTGATGAAGGCGATGTTGTGTGTGCAGGCAGATTAAATGGCAAAAGAACGCCAGGTGGCAGATACATTAATCATTCTTTTAACAGTAACATTACGCCAGTAAAAATAGGCGATGATATTTTTGCAGTAGCTAAACGTAAGATTTATCCCAATGAAGAGTTAGTCGTTGATTACAGAGCTTCTATGCGGGTTAACTTTGGGATTATGATTGAAGGAGAAATACCATGTCAGGATGGGTAGCAGGTGCCGTAGTAGGTAGTTCAATTATTGGTGGCGTAATGTCGTCTAACGCAGCGACGGATGCGGCAGATACGCAAGCCGCCGCAGCCAATCGTGCAGCAGACCTTGAATATAAAATGTTTCAAGAGAATCAGGCTGCACAAAAGCCGTTTCTTGAAGCTGGGTATAAAGGTCAAAACAAACTGATGGACTTGTTAGGTCTTAGCGGTAAAACAGGCGCGGCAGGCTATGGCTCTGCAGCTAGAAACTTTGGCATGTCAGATTTTGAACAAGACCCTGGCTATGCGTTCCGTATGTCTGAAGGACTTAAAGCACTTGATCGTACTGCGGCATCACGCGGCGGTATGTTGTCAGGCGCGGCGTTAAAAGGCGCTACACGTTATGGTCAAGACATGGCCTCACAAGAGTATCAAAACGCGTACAACCGTTATCAGACTAACCGCGCAGGTATCTTGAACCCATTACAAAGTCTTGCAGGTCAAGGTCAAACAACAGCCAATACATTAGGTCAAGCAGGTCAGAACTATGCGTCTAACGCAGGTAACGCCTACATGGGGGCAG